CAAAACGAAATTGCGCTGGCGAGGCGATCAAAAGTTTACGACCAGCCATTTTGGGTTCGTCTTCTTGCAAATTTTTTGGATTTGCCCAACCGGGCTAAGACAGATGGGCGCATACCAGCCTGAAGTCAATTTGAAGCCCGCCCAGCGCGGGTATTTTTTCGCCTAGGCCTTACTATTTGCGCTTTACGACTAGCCGGGCTGGCTTATCAAGCGCTGCCCAATTCGGCTCGAAGTGTGGCTCTTTCGCTTCCGTGCTCGCCTGATATCCCAGCAGCTGCTCAACGTGTGCGCGAAGCACCAGCACTGATCCGTCCGCGCGGAGCTTGTGGATCACGCCCATGTGCGTGAGCTCACGGGTCTGCGCACTGCGCTGAATGCGGCCGGTCATCTCGGCCACTTCGTCTTTCGTCAGGAACGTGCTGGTCATTTTTCAGACGGCTTGTGCTTTACCTGCGCGCGCCGGCAAGCCGCCTCGAATTCCTCGTCTTTGCTCAGGGACGGAACGACTCTAATCTTTACATTTCTGCACGACTCCTCAAATTCTTTGCTTGCCTTCCAAACTTCACGTGGCCTCCTTGGCAGTGCGAATGGGTCGACACCGAGAACAGATTGCGTTCGCAGCCACGTTTTGCATTCCTCCAAGTTGTATCGGTGCGATCGCACGCCGACAGGAGTGAAGGGCAGCCCCTCGTGTTCTAGGCGCCGGATGGTCGACTCGCTGACGCCGAGGGCGGCGCAGATCTGCTGGCGGTTCAGTTCGGTTTCCATGGCACCTCCCGATGTCCGCAGCTGCGGGTTCAAGCCATCGTAGCACCCGCGTCGCCTGGCAGACTAGATCGAAGCGATCAGCGCTTTGATTTCTTCTACGCGCCATGCTGTGACACCTGGCGACAGCTTAACCCCGGCGGGAAAGCGGCCGGCCTTGACGCCGCCCCACCACGCGCTGCGGCAGACCGGAATTAGGGGAGGTATTCCCGCCTTCTTGTCGCCGATGATCTGGCGGAGGCGGAGGAAACCTGTTTCAGGTAGTTGGTTCATCTAATTCTTTCACAATGATTTTCTGTCGTCGCGCCAGCAGCGCCTCCAGCTGTTTAATTTGGTGCTTGTCGACCTGGGCCGCGAACTCGGCGGTGATCACCTGACGCCGCGCCTCCTTCAGGCTGCTTTCGAGTTCAAGGATGCGATGGCGCAGGCCGGCCGCGACCGCCGCCGACGGCCGGATCCAGGTGGACTCGTGCGGCTGCTCGCGTGAGGGTAGCGTCGGCTCCTTGCGATCCGGCGGTGCCGCTGCGCCGGCGCTGCGCATCAGCCGCACGAGCTTCACTTGATCTGCTCCGGATCGACGATGAGCATCAGCCCGTTGATGACGTCGATGACCCGCGTGCACACGTCAGCGGCCAGCCGTGCATCATCGTCCGCATCCTTGATACCGTTGAGTTCGTCCAGTACGCTGACGATCGCCTGGCCGGTCAGCGGCGGCACCGGCTTGAGCAGGTCCGTGCGCATCTGCTGTAGGTCGGGGCGATCGGAAAGGTCAGGGCCGCTGGCCGTGTCGTTCGATCTGCGCACGTGCGTGGCCGCTTTAGCGGGGATGGCTGGCGCCGGCACGACCACCGTGTTGTCGTCCACCTCGTCCAAGTTCTCGTCGGCCACATCGCCGATGCTAATCCGCCGCACGCCGCGCGCGCTCATCCGGTCCTTCGCATCACTGAAATCGAAACCACCGTCGGAGAAGTAAGAGAACGATTCTTCGGTATCGCCGTCGAATTTCACCTTCTCGTTGACCCAATACGATTCCCGGAAAGCGAGGCGGCCCAGCAGCTTGCCGAGCATCGACATTTCAATCGGTGTCGGCAGGTCGCCGCCGGCAGCCTGGATGGCACGCTTCGCTTCATCCCAAGTGACGCATGTCAGCTCGCCAGGCATGGCCATCACTTCGTAGACCACGCCACTGGTGATGTCAACGATCGTGCCTGCGCAATGCTCGCCCAAAATTTTGCTCGAATGGGGGCGACTGCTTAAAATTAGCCCATCCAGCTGCGCTGGCGCTGAGCGCTGCTCGCGCCCAGCATTTTCACGCGCAACCTCTTGATCTGATTGAGCATCGCCGTGTTGCTCGGCTGGCGCGCGCCCGGCCAGCTGGGCGAGACTTTGGGCGCCGAATGCGTTGATCGCCGACGTTGACGCTTTGCACATCGAGACGATCCCAGCCTTGACGCCGGTGCGGAACGTTCGCGTGCTGTCGTTTGGATCGTCATCGATGTCCACCGAGTCGATCAGGACGCCTGCGATATTGACCAGGTCCAGCGCGGTTACTGGCGGCACGCCGTCGATGTTTGTGGTTGCGGTGCTGTTCATGTCGTTTCCTTCTCTTTGTGTTTGGCGGAACGGCGCGCTGGCGCCGCGATTACGTTCGTGTGACGGGTGTGGTCGACCTGCGCCGGCCCGACGCCGAAGTGGCGCTCGACGCCGGCGCGCAGCCGGTGCTGGTCTTGCAGGTGAAACTGGTCGATGCGGACGAGCGCCTGCTCGAGCGTCAGCCCGAAGAAGCCGAATGGGCTGCGCACGTGCACCGTGACGGGCCCGAACTGATCCAGGCCATCGTGGACGAGCCAAAGCCGGGCGGCCGCCGAAGGCGTGGCGCTGGCGCTGCGGCGACGAATGACGATGTCACCGGACCAGTCCAGGCGCTCCATCAGCGCCTCGGCCTTCAGTGCGGCGCCGGCGGTGTCGACGCCCACAGCCAAGGCCTGCCCGTTCTGGTCGAAGATGTCGAATAGCTGATCGGCGCCGATGGTGCGCGCGTTCACTTGACGCCGCCTTTCGTTGCATACTTCTCAATCCAGCGGATTTGGCTGTCTGCAGCCTCTTCCAGCATACTCATCAGCGGCTCGATCAAAGCCACGAGCGCACCGATATCGCGGTCAGACAAAAGCGTTCGCGTGCTAGTCTCCTGGTCGAGCAGATGCTGCTGGACGATACTAGCGATCGTTCCGCATCCGCTCGTGACCGACTTCACCTTTGCAGCGAAACGTGCGTTTGGGTCAGTCTTTAGGTTGTCTGAAAGCCACGAAAAATCTTCGTGGAAAGGTTTATTTTCTATTGCGCTTGTCGGTTCATTGGTAGTACAGTCACGATTCGCCATTTTCTTCTCCAAAGGTTGATGGGCGTAAGGGGTCATCCGGTGCTGGTACACCGGGTGGCCTTTGTTGTTTTTGCTGCTGGTTTTGCTGGGCTAGTCGGGGTCGAGGCTCAGCTGGTGTTGATCCTGCGGGGTTTCGGGTTTTGATTTCTGGCCGAGCAGTTCGCCAATCTTCGCGACGCCGGCCGGGTTGTAGCGGAAGCTGGCCATCTGCTTGCTGGAGTACTGCGACTTGTCCATTGCGAACTCGCCGTACTGTTCGACCTTCAATAAATTCGCATTCGCCAGCGCGCCGACCGCGTGTGCGCTGACTCCGTAAATTTTGCCCACCTCCGTCGCGCCCAGCAGCAACTCGACATGAGGAAGCGGCACCACCACTTCCCCGGCCGCAGAATTCACCAGCTTGGCGTAGATTGTCTGCTGCGCCGCCTGGCCCAGGGTCGGGAACAACGCGCACAGCGACGCGGCTGTCTTTGCGTTGGTAGCGATGGCGCGCGCCGTGCGGAATGCGGACAGGGCAGGGTCCACGCCGATCTGGCGCGGCGCCGGTGCAGCCGCCTCCAGTTCGATCAAGCGGTCCAGCACGCGTGTCTGCACCTCGAGCGATTCGCTCATCACCATCAACTCGGCTTCACGCTTTGGCAAGAAATAGCATTTGCTTTTGCGGACAGACCCGTTCGGGCCCGGCACTTCGACGTGGCCTAAAAATTTAGGAGACGCGATGCCAGGGTGCTTCTCGATCTTCGCCATAAAATTGTCGTGGCGCAGTTCTGCGCTGCCCGGCTCGCGCATCGAGTTGATGACGTCGACCAGCTCGACGCTGGACATCGTCGGGGTGGTGGTGCGGAGTGGTGCGTTCATTTTTTCCTCATCATTCAAGTTGGTTAAGCCAAATCAAGCACAACCTCAGGAACAACTGTAGCACAGAAAAACAACCGCATACAACTTTTAAAGGCGTAAAGGTGTAATCGAGGCGAAAAAAAGAGCGCCGTAGCGCCCCCAACTTTCCTGTGGATATGAACTTAACTATGGCGATCGTGGCTGTCCTCGTCATCGTCAGGGATGGAGCCTTTCAAATCGAACTTGGCTTCAAGGATGGCCGCAGCCTGCTCAGGACTGTTGACTACAAAAATAAAAACATCCATGAGAGCAGCCTCTGCAACCAGTCGATGAAGCATTTGATGGGCCCGCTGATCGAAACCGCCGTCGTTTGGCACCGCTACGAAAAGAACATACGAGCGATCGTCCCTTAGATGCGCTCGAAGCGTGACGAGACTCCACAACTTTCTAGGTACCGAATCCCGAAAAGTATGATTCATGAAACTGGTATCCCCCGGCGTCACGAACTGAGCAACAACATGATCATCCATGTAGTCAACTGACCAGAACGTTGCATTTCCTTTAACGGTATTGTTCCATTTGGCGCGATTTTCGGGCAGCAGAACAGCAATTTGTTTAAGAATTATGTCCGCATACTCTGATGGCGATCTGAACGGCCTTTTCGGTTCGAAGGAGCCCGGTGCCGTGCGATAGTCAGGGGAAAAAATACTGTTCGGTGGAATTACAACGGACGTAATCTTTTCGCCGCTACGTAGCCGCAATAGCTGCCCTTCTTGAGCGCCGAGCTCACGCTCCAAGATGCTCACGACCTTGCTTCTAGGTAGAGCTTGTCCGGACTCCCATTTGGCGACAGATTGCTGAGATACGCCGATCTTTTCAGCAAGCGCTTCTTGGGTTAAACCCTTTGCTTCGCGAAGCTGCTGGATGGCCTTGCCTGTCTCGTTGCTACTCATCTATCACAATCAAAAGGTTGTAAGAAGCGTGAGTTTATATAAACGGTGGCGTTTGTAAAGAAAATTATCTCCAAAAGGTGTTTAAAGTTGTAGAATGGCGTAATACAACTGATGGGCATCAACATGGATGATACTTTTGCAACACCGTCCGGCATCGCCGACGCCATCGTGGCAGCAGGCAACCAAGCTGAATTGGCGGCCAGGCTCGGCGTGTCGCAACAGGTGGTCAGTAAATGGCTGTGCCGCGGATGGGTTCCTTTAAAGCGGGCAAACGAAATCGAAGCCAAGTTCAGCATCCCACGAGGACGCCTCGCCAACCCAAAAATCTTGAGCCTGGTCACAGGCACGGCGCCCTAGGCTATTTATGGATTCCGCTTTCAACGTCGCCCGCCAGGTCGGCGCAGGATTTCTGCGCGCTGACGAAACGCTGCTCACCACGGATTGTGGCTGGGGCGCTCGGCCATGACGCGCACGCCGCAGCTTGAGGACGGCTACGTCCGGATCGCCAACGAGCTTCTGGAGGCTTTGCTCGCCGCCCGGCTAACTGCGAACCAGTGGAAGGTCGTCATGACGATCATCCGGAAGACGTACGGCTACGGCAAAAAGGAAGACGACCTGTCTGCGTCGCAGATCGCAAGCATTTGTGCGATGAACCGTACGCACGTCACCGAGACATTGAACCAGCTGGCCCGCATGAACGTCATCAGCAAGCGCCCCGGCGTACACGGCAGCATCGTCGCCATCCAAAAGGATTCGCGGCACTGGATCGCCGATGAGAAGCCTGACGACGGCACCCCGAAACGGATCATCGTCAAGACTGCCGACAGGCATTACACCTATCGGGTGACGCTGCCCACTACCGGCGAATTTTATCTCGGCGTCCGCAGCTGTAAATGCCACCCGAACCAGGACCGCTATGTCGGCTCCGGCAACTGGATTTCGACTGTCGAAAAAGGTGAGCTGGTCAAGGAAGTCATCGAGATCTTCGACAACCGCCAGGACGCAGAGCGGGCTGAAGTTTCGCTCATCCGTCTGCATGCGGGCAATGTCCTGCTACGCAATTCGACATGCTATGTGACAGGCGCAGCATTCGATGTTGACCTGTCCGAAGTCTGTCCACCTAGGACAGAGTCTGTACAGGGTGTACAGGAATTTGACGATGCTAGGACAGACTCTGGACAGGTCGATAGGACAGACTCTGTACACACAAAAGACAACCTTCCAAAAGACAACCAACAAAAGACAGGGCCGACCGCTTCGCGCGTCGATCCGCTGCAGTCGATCCCCACGGGGACATTGGTCGATCTGTACCACGAGCTCATGCCGAACAACCCGCGGGTCAAGGTCATCAATCCCGGCCGCAAGAGCGCCATCAGGGCGCGCTGGCTTGAGGCCGCGAAGCTGGACTGTGAACCGTTCGGTTACACGACGCGAGAGGGCGGTCTGGAGGCGTGGCGACAGTTCTTCGCGATATGCGCTGAATCGAAATTCCTGACTGGGCTATCTCCCCCAGCGCCAGGCAAGCCGGCCTTCGTTGCCGACATCGATTTCCTTTTCTCTCCGAGCGGCTTCGCCAAAACCCTCGAAAACAAATACCACCGGGATGCACCATGACCGAAGCACCTACCGAAACACAAACGATGTCCGTGCGCGCCGAGCAGGCCGTGTTGGGCGGGCTGATCATCAGCAACGACGCGATGGATCGTATCGTCGACCTGGACGCAGGCCATTTCCAGCACCAGGATCACAAACTGATTTTCAATGAGATGCGCCGGCAGATCTTGGCCAACCAGACGGCCGACGCTATCACCGTCGCTGCAGCCCTGGGCCAGATGGTTCCGGACTGCCTGCGCTACATGACACAGCTGCGCGGATCGGCCGTCAGCGCCGTCAACATCCGGCGCCACGCCGACATGGTCATCGAGAAGGCGACAAAGCGGGCGCTGCACGCGCTCAGCATCGAGATGGGGGAGTTGGCAGCGTCACCTCAGCCGGCAGTCGCCTGCGTCGATCTGATGGCCTCCAAGCTCGATTTGCTGGCGCAAGTCAAGGTCACTCAGGAGCCGGAGCGCATCGAGGACATGATGGCCGACTACATCGCGACGCTTGAGGCGCGCATGAACGGCGCCATTAAGCCGGTGCGCACGGGCTATACCGACCTGGACGCGAAGCTCGACGGCGGGCTGGAGCGCGGCACGCTCACCGTGGTCGCGGCGCGCCCAGGCATGGGCAAGACCGCCTTCGGCCTCGGCATCGCGCGCAATGCTTCGTGCGATGGCGTAGGCATGTTCTATTCGATGGAGATGTCGCGCATGCAGGTCGCCGACCGCAACACTTCGGCAATCGGAAAGATTCCGCTCAAGTGGCTGCGAAAGCCGACTGAGACTGATGGCGATGTCGTGCACTGGTCAGCCATCACGCACGCCATTGCCAAGACGCGCGAAATGAACCTGATCATCGACTCACAAACGGGCCTCAACACGATCGAGATCCGCGCGAAGGCGCGCAAGGTGAAGCGCCAGGCCGGCGCGCTCGACGTCATCGTTATCGACCAGCTCAGCTTCATCACGGGCGGCCGGTCCGACAAATCGTACGAGGCGGTAGGCGAGCACACCCGCGCGCTGGTGGCGCTGGCGAAAGAGCTCGACTGCGCCGTCATCCTGCTGTGCCAGCTGAACCGCGAGTGCGAGAAGCGCCCGAACAAACGCCCGATCATGGCCGATCTGGCGATGTCCGGAAGCATCGAGCAGGATGCGGCCAATATCCTGTTCCTGTATCGCGATGAGGTCTACAACGAGCATTCGCCAGATCAAGGCATCTGTGAAGTGAACTGCGAAAAACTACGGCAGGGCAGGCCGGGGAGAGTCGCGTTGGCGTACATCGGGGAGCAGACCCGATTCGAAGACTTGGGCCGCCGATGGAGCCCCGATGAGGGCGAGAAGAAGGATAAGCCGACGCGAGGCGGCTTCGGAGCGCGGCCGTGACGCTGAGACCACCATGGCCGAATGAAATGCTTGCATTACGAGACCACAGCGCGCCGCGGCGCCAACAATTTAAAGAGGGCAGCAAATGATAGAATACATCAACAAACGCATGATCGACTGGGCCACTTGGTGCAAGCGCCGCGACGACGGCGGGCTCGGCTACCCGGGCACCACGTCCTACTGCAACCTGGTGCAGATCCACGGCGACCGCGGCGCCGGGCCTGTTGCCGACGGCGCAGCCGCGCTGGAGATCGAGAGCATCGTCGTCACTATCCGCAGGACGGCGCCGGCGCAGTACGACGTGGCCTTCTGGTTCTACCTGGCTGGATCGATGACGGTGAAGCGCATTGCGCACGAATTGAAGTGCTCGGAGGTGACGGTGTACAACCGCCTGCACGCGCTGCACCTGGCTGTCATGCACGCGCTGCAGGACATCGACATTGCGGCGCAGGACCGCGCAGCTGTTGAGCGCGCACGTCCGCAAGTTGCTTGACGGCCTTTAGGGTTCACGGTATATTGTGCTACGCTTTCCCATCAGTACGGAATAGCGAGACTACAGCCCGCCACCGAAAGGTCAGCGGGCTTTTTGCGCTCCATCCTCAATTTTGAGAGCGCAAACATGAGCGACACCACCAAGCGGGCAGAACGCCGGCACCACATCGAACGGTTGAAACACAAGCGGCGCTTTTACTGGGGCTGCAATCGCGACCTGGCGAAATCGCCTAAGCACCTGGCGAAGGTCGCCAATACGCCGACGCCGTGCTCGTGCTGGATGTGCGGCAATGCGCGCAGGTGGTTTGGCGAGGAAACGATTCAAGAGCGTCGGCTCAAGCAGCCAAGCCCGCCCTGAGAAGAGGCGGGTTTTTTCATTCAGCGTCCGCCGGGCAGGGTCAGGTTCTTCGCAAGAGAATTGATTAAAGAGTTGAGGTACTCGGCGTCATTTTTGATTGCTGCCGTATTATTTTCATCTGAATAGCTAGGGCCCACAAGCTTGATAGCGCCGGACCCGAGCGCAGCCGCCACAAGCGTTACGGCATGACCGTGAGCAATGGCTGGTGTAAAAGTCGACATAGATTCCTTTCAGTTGTTGAGCTGTCAATACTACCACTGAAGCCCGCATCGAAAGGTCAGCGGGCTTTTTTTACGCCCAAAGGAAAATATGCGCTACTCGGCATGCTGGAGCAACGGCTTTTGGAAACTGTTCGATTCGGTGCGCTTCGAAGATGTCCGCGTGCTGCCGCGCCAGGTCGATGCGCAGGCAGCAGCGGACGAGCGCAACGCGTTGTTCGCAGGCTGACCATGCATCGCCTCCGGGGCGCCGCTAGCGCATTCACCCGCGCCCGCCAGTTTGGCCGCGGCCGCTGCTTCAGCGCCTGGCTTGCAGCGCGCTACGCGCTGACCGGCCACACGGGCCAGTACCGCATCAAGCCATGGGAGCCATCGATGTACGGGCACTGGTACAGCGAGAGCGGGTCGAAGTAAAAGTTTCGCAGGTAACACCGAGGAGGTGCCTCTCCTTGCCATGGAGAGTGGTGCGGTTCGATTCCGCATATCTGCTCCAGTTCACAGCGGGATTAGCTCAGCAGGCAGAGCGCATTCCTTCCACGTATGAGGTCGTCGGTTCGATCCCGTCATCCCGCTCCAGAGTCTCCGGCGCCACTCCCCGTGACGCCTTCCCGCCGGCCTGTGCTGGCGGCCTTTTATTCCGAGGTTGATATGACGTATTGCTCGTACTGCGGCAAGGGCCATCCGGCCGAGTTGTGCCCGCACACGTACGGCGGTAGCGCGGCGCGGGCCAACCTGCATTGCACCTACTGCGGCAAGAGCACGCATACGTCCAAATACTGCCCCGATACGTTTGCGGGGGAAGGCAACCGCCGCCGTGACCCGAATGGCACCTACCTTGATTGATGCAGCATGAGACAGCACGAATGGCGCGCCCTCCTGGTCAACGCCGTGCAGCACGACGACAGCAGCCAGCTGGACGCCATCGCTGCCCGCTTGGCTGCTGATGAGCGCCTGGCCATCGCGCTCCAGGCGCACGGTCACATCCTCAACGGCCAACCCATCGACGTGGTGGTATGCCGCGCACTGAACATGAAGGCTCTCGATGAATGAAATCCTCATGGGGCAAGAGCTTGGCAGCCAGTTGGTCCCGCTGCTCGGCCTGCCAACGCATACGCTGTGGTTCGAGTTGCGCTGCGCTGCCGGCGAGTTCGTGACGGTGAAGTGCGAGTACGCGCCAAACATTGAGGAGAGCTTCGACACCGTGCTGGCCGAGTATGTGTTGGTGCCGCGCGAGACTGCGCTGGCAGATGACAGCATCACGGGCGGCCGCCACTTCGACGACTGGATGCGCGGCCGCACCAACGCTGCACACGCCGAATACATGGAGCGCATCGCATGCCTGCCGAATTGAGCGCACTCGACATCCTGCTGTACGGCGCGCTGGCCGGCGTCATCGCCGTTGCCCTTGGTGCCGCGCTATGGGCGCTTGCCTGGCGTGGTCGCAAACGATGGAGCACTGACCGTGCTGACCGCGTGGTAGCCGAAGGCATCCAGCGCCTCACCACGAGTCCGGGCGATGCTGTCGTCATTACTTACCCTGGCCTGATGACGAAAGAGCAGCGCGGCCAAATCATCGAAGCCATCGAGCGTCGGTTACCCAAGGGTGTCAATGCGATGGTGCTCGAAGGCGGCCTACGCATGTCCCATGTGGTGAGCGTCAAGGACGCGCCTGTCGAGGCCGCAGCATGAACAACTCCAAGCGCCCGCGCAGCTACCACACCCTGGGCGCCACCGGCGGCTCAGACAATGATCAAGCATCGCCGGCTGTGCAAGTGCCGGCACCGATGACGTGGATCGCGAACCCCGAAACTTCATCGTTCTGGGCACCGAGCGCCGAAGATCTCAAATGCCTGAATGCGGGCGGCGTGCTCGCCTTGACCGTGGTCAGTTACACCGAACCACTCGCGGTGCTGCAAGTTGCACTGCATGTCGAATCAACCCTGTGAGGAACGAAATGGATCGCATGAAGATCGGCGGTGACATTATGACCAAGAGCCTCGGCATCAGCGCAAGCGGGCACGTAGCGGGATTCGGCCTGAGCCTGAATCCGTTGAAGCCCGTGCCATCGCAACAGATCCTGCCGATTATCGAGCAGCGCATCCGTGGCGCGGTCGAGCCTCAGGCGCAACAGGCCGAGAAGGACTTGAACGCCATCATCAACATCGAATTGGGCAAGCTCGGCTTCAATCCAGCTATGACCAACACCGGGCAATACGTGAGCGGGATCGCCGACAAGTATCGCGAGCGCCTGGTTGCTGAGCGCATTGCGGCGCTGGTCGACAGCCTGGTCGCTCCTACGCAACCCACCAAGGATGCACCATGACCTACCAGATCACCGCCAAGGGCAAGACCAAGGACGAAGCCAAGCAGGCCGTCGCCGCCGAGTTCGACAAGATGATGGGCGCGCAACCCGTCCACACGAAGGACCGCGCCGCAGCGATTGCCAATGCCAGCGCTGTCATCGACCTGCTGGCCGATAGCGACAAGTTCGGCATCCAGGTCACGCTCAACGGCTACGTGTCATGGGCTGGCGATGGGCTGAACAATGCATCGATCTCGGCGACGGCGACGTTCGTCAGCCTGTAACACATGAAGCTGCAGACCCTTAAGTCGAGAGTGCGGATGCTTAGCGCGCCGACCAGGGTTGCAGCCGAAGTCAATCCCAGCTCGTGGCGCACGAGCGACCAGAACAGCACTCAGCGCGGCTACGGCTACAAGTGGCAGCAAGCCCGCGCTGGGTTCCTGTTGAAGCATCCGCACTGCGTGTTGTGCCTCGAAGCGATGGGCGTCACAGCCGCGGAGCCGGCAGCCCAGGCACTGGCCTGCTATAACAAGGGCCAGTTGCCTCCGATCGCAACGGTGGTCGATCACAAGGTGGCTCACCGCGGCGACATGAAGGTGTTCTGGGATAAGTCGAAGTGGCAGTCGCTTTGCAAGACCTGCCACGACAGCCATGCCCAGAGGCGGGACCGGGCGGCAGGATGATGCATCAGAGGAAATGTTTCTCTCGGTGCAATGTTGTGCCACGTGAAATGTTTCACATGAGCAAGGGGTGGGGTCAAACCTTGGGGTCTTCGCCGACCTAGACCGCGCTCCCTCCCACGCGCAGATTTTATTCCCCTTTGAGGAAATGTTAATGGCTTTAACAGGCAAACAGCAGGCATTTGCTGATGCCGTTTTGGCTGGTTCCTCCAATAAGGAAGCGGCGATTGCGGCAGGCTACAGCGCCAAGACCGCATCGCCGGCAGGATCACGACTTGTTAAAGACAAGGCCGTGGCGAAGTACCTGACGGCAAATGGATGGACAGCGCAAGCAATTCCGAAAAAGGCATCGGCGCCAGTCGAAACGCCTGAATCGAATGAGGGCAGCGCCGATTACGGTTACACCGACGATCCTGAAGTGTTGCTTATTGCGATGATGAATGACACCAGCCTGGACGCGCGGGTGCGTGGCGACTTTGCCAAGGCGCTCATGCCGTTCAAACACCAGAAGCTGGGCGAGGGTGGAAAGAAGCAGCAGCGCGTCGATGGAGCGAAGGCTGCAACCCATGGGAAATTTGGCGGCCCACTTCCGCCGCCAAGGCTGGTTTCTAACGGTCAAAAATGAGGCCGGTGTGGAGTACCGCCTGCCCTGATTGGGAAAAGCGGATTGTGGCGCGTCAGCCGCTCACGCCGTGCCCGCCGCTATTCCCCGACCAAGCCGAAGCTGCGCTGGCGATTTTCAAACAGTTGACGATGGTCGACGCGGGCAATGTCCGCATGGGCGACGTCGTCGAGGTCTGGGTGCTGGATTTCGTAGCTGCCATCTTTGGTTGCTACGACGCCGAGACCGGCAGGCGCCTGATCAAAGAGTTCATGCTCTTGATCAGCAAAAAGAACGGTAAGTCGACCATTGCCGCCGGCATCATGATCACGGCACTGCTGCTGAACTGGCGGCCAGAAGGTGAATTCATCGTCCTGGCGCCGACTAAGGAGGTGGCGGACAACAGCTACAAGCCGATGTCGGCAATGATCAAGGCCGACGAGGAGCTGGCCGCTATCCTGAAGGTGCAGGACCACATTCGCACCATCACGCATTTGGCGACAAACGCGACACTGAAGGTGGTTGCGGCTGACGGCGAGACGGTGTCGGGCAAAAAGGCGATCGGCGTGTTTGTCGACGAGCTCTGGCTGTTCGGTCGGCACCCGCGCGCTGACGCGATGCTGCTGGAGGCGACAGGCGGCCTAGCATCTCGGCCCGAAGGCTTCGTGATCTACGCGACAACGCAGTCTGACGATCCGCCAGCTGGGGCCTTCCTGTCACGCCTGCTGTATGCGCGCGGCGTGCGTGATGGTCGCATTAATGACCCCGCGTTCTACCCGATCCTGTACGAGTTTCCCGAATACATGCTCAAGGCCGAAGCGCACCGCGACGTGCGCAACGCCTACGTGACGAACCCGAACTGGGGGCTATCGGTCGATGAAGAGTTCATCGAGCGGGAATATCGGAAAGCGCTGGAGAAGGGTGAAACAGAGTTCCGCGGCTTCCTGGCCAAGCACTTGAATGTCGAGATTGGATTGGCCCTACGGTCGGACCGCTGGACCGGCGCAGTGTTCTGGGAGCGCCAGGGGGTCGCGGTTTTTACGCTGGAAGAATTAATCGAGCGGTCGGAGGTGATCACCACTGGAATCGACGGTGGTGGGC